CAGATCCGTTCCATTCTTCGGTTTCACCATTTTTAGCTGGTTCTGATCCAGCAAAAGCAATAGCTATAGAAGAAGGTCCAGCAGCTCCTAAACCACCTCTTGCCGTATTTAAATTATTTTCATTTGTCCAATTCGATCCATTCCAAGATTCAGTTGCAGCTCCAACAGATCCTCCTACCATTAAAGCAGCTGTTTGAGTACCTGTGCCTCCTCCAAAAGATGCTCTGGTTGTATTTAAGTCATTTACTTCTGTCCACGAAGTGCCATTCCAACTTTCAGTTACACCTACTACTGCAGGACTTGGATCTACTCCTCCCATAGCAATTCCAGCAGTATTATTAGCACCTGCTCCTGCTACAGATCTTCTTGTTGTATTTAGGTCGTTTACTTCTGTCCAGCTGGTTCCATTCCAAGATTCAGTTTCTGCTCTGTTTATTAAAGGTGAATTTGTAAAACCTCCCATACCCAATGCAGCTGTTTGGTTACCCATACTTCCAAGAGTATACCTGGCTGTGTTTAAATCGTTTACTTCCGTCCAAGACGTTCCATTCCAAGTTTCTGTTACTCCTGTTACAGAAGCGCCTTCTCCTCCATAAGCTAGAGCAGCTGTTTGAGTTGCACCAACACCAGCTAAATCTCTTCTACTTGTATTTAAATCATTTACTTCTGACCAAGCTGATCCATTATAAGATTCTGTATTTGCAACGTGAGGAGGTGTATTTCCACCAAAACCTAAAGCAGCATCTTGTGTACCTGCAGAGCCTAGTTCGGATCTTCCAGTATTCATACTCCCACCCGTGTACCAAGCTCCAAGTGCGATGCCTGCGTTCCATTCTTCGGTTGCGGTTGTAACAGATCCAGTGGTTCCTCCAAAAGCTAATGCCGATGTGTTAGTTGCACCTGCTCCTGCTAATTGACCTCTAGCCGTATTTAAATCATTAGTTTCGGTCCAAATTGAACCATTCCAAGTTTCTGTATTTCCAACAAATACTGTTGTTTCTCCTCCAAAAGCTAAAGCTCCAGGTTGAGTTCCTGCACCTGCTAGCTGCTCTCTAGCAGTATTCAAATCTGCTACATCCGTCCAACTGGTTCCGTTCCAAGTTTCTGTTACTGCAAGGTCGCTAGGAATATCTCCTCCACCAAAAGCTATTGCTGAGGTATTATCAGCACCTCCTCCTGCCAATCTTCTTCGTGCAGTGTTTAAATCGTTTACTTCTGTCCAAGACGTTCCATTCCAGGATTCTGTTTCTCCCAACACAACAGTTGAAGGATTATCTCCGCCAAAAGCTAAAGAAGAACTTTGTAAACCTGCTCCTGCAGTATTAGCTCTCGCGGTTGTAAGATCATTCACTTCAGTCCAGCTTGTGCCATTCCACGATTCTGTATTACCTACTCTTGCTGGAGGTATGATACCTGCAAAAGTCAAAGCAGCTGTTTGTGTTCCTGAAGTGCTTCCTGATCTTCTTGTATTAACTAAATCGTTGACTTCAGTCCAGCTAGTACCATCATATAATTCTGTGTTACCGATATTAACGCTAGAAGCATTAATACCACCAACTGCTAAACCAGCTGTTTGAATACCTGTTCCTGAAAATAATCTTCTTCCTGTATTTAAATTTCCACCTGTAGCCCAAGCATTTCCTACAACATTTTCTTGATACTTGAATTCTGAATTAAGGCTATCATACCAGACTTGACCTGCAATAGGATTGTCAGGGTCGCCTGAGTAATTTCTTACCGCCGTTCCTACGAGTTCTTTGTAGGTACTCATTTTATTGATCCTTTATAAGCCAGCCTTGAGTAGCATCTGCATAAACAAGTGTGAAACCTGCACCTTCAACTGCAACTGTTAAGTCTGCCGCAGATCCTACAATATTTTCTCCGTTTCTTCCAACTGTTAGATTATTAGAATCAAAAGTGTTTGCATAGTCTTTAATCGAAACTTCATCACCTTGTGATGGGGAACTTGGAAGGGTTACTGTAAATGTTCCGCTAGAAGTGTCTACAAAATAACCTTCACCCGCAACTGCAGTAAAAGTTGTTGTCTTAACGGTTTGCCAATCGGTTCCGGCAGCAATCGTTATTGAAGAGCCTAGTGTTGCGGTAACACCATTTAAAGTAATAGATTTATTAACCAACATCGCATTGGTTACTTCACCGGTTCCAGGTAATGTCGGGACTTCAGTTACATCTGTTCCGTCTGAATAAACAATTTTATATCCTTTATTGTCTGCTGCAAAAGTTGGCCCAGTTCCTGAAGATGTTTTAAATTGTACAGTAAAAGCACCTGTAGTATTGTTAAAAATATAATACGTTTTTTCAATACCATCTGGAATAGATACCGTAATATTTCCTGTAATTGTTCCGGTTAATTCAATAACTGCATTTCGTGCATTAGATAATGCGGCATTAGACATAGTTAATGCAGTATCTCCTGTTCCACTAACGGTTACTGATTCATAGCCTGAAATTGCTTGTTGTAATAAGTTTAAGTTTGTGTTTGTTTTATCACCCCATGTCCCCGAGTTTTCCCCAGTGACCATTAATTCTAGTTTTAAATCTGTTGAATAACTTGATGCCATATTTGCTCCTGTTTGCTATAATATACCTTTTCTAGGCTGCTTTATCAACCTCTGTCCATGTTTGATTTGTACCTGGAGTAACCTCTGTAAAGCTTTGATTTACGTTAGGATCTATCTCCTGCCAAGCCTGTACATTGACGGATCCAATCGCAATTGTCAATGTTTGTCCAGTTACTAAAACATCCGCATTTGCTTGAGCTATAACCGACCCAATATTTGTTGATAAAGAAACCCCTGTAACTTCAGCTACGGTAACCGCATCTACAGTTCCGACAGCGCTAGTTAAAGCAGAACCTGTAACAGGAACATCTGCATTTCCAGCAGGTATTTCTTCTCCAATTGCTGTAGTTAATTGTACCCCTGTTAAATCTACTGGGGTATTTAAATCAATGGTTACTGAATCAATAGCACTTGTTAATGATAATCCAGTTGCTGAAATAGTTACATCTGTAAATGCAGTTTCATCACCTAATCCTAATGTTAAATCTTGACCTACTGCATCAATTAAAGCTCCAGCGTCCGCTGTCATAGTTCCAGCAGCAGAAGTGAGTTGAATACCTATAACATTATCAGATACATTTCCATCAGCGGTGATGGACACTGGATCAACGGTTCCAGTTAAAGCAATACCCGTTACAGATACGATTGCATTACCTTCTGGTATCTCTTCACCAATTGCTGTTGTTAATGAAATACCTGTAACAGATACATTAGCCGTACCTGTTTCTGTTGTATCTCCAACAGATCCTGTTAAAGCAATTCCAGTTACATCAACACCTACACTAATGGATGCAACGACGGATCCTGCTTGTGTAGAAAGAGCGTCAGTTAGATTACCTTCACCCCATGCAAATTCTCCCCACGCTCCTAAACCATAGGACGCGGAAATAGTTACATCTATACCATTATCTCCCCAGGCTTGTTCGCCCCAATCATTAGAACCCCAAGGAGACGCTGACATGCGTTACCCCTTAGCTTATTCTTAAGATCGCAGCAGAAGTAGTAAATGCAGGGAATTGAATAGTGAACGTACCAGCTGTCGCAGTTTTATCACCACCAAAATCAAGAACAGCAACTGCGCTATCAGAGTTTGATGTGTTGTAAATTAATGCGCCTCTAGCTGTGATCGTAACACCCGTGAACGATCTATCCGCAAAGTCCACGATTGCTACACCAGATGCAACAGATGTTTGTTGCGATCCCACGGCTAAAGCTCCACCACCTGCAAGATATTGACCTGATGCACCAACTTCATTGTCTGTAGTGTATGAAGTTGTTGAAGCACCTAAAGTTGCAGCGGAAGTGTATAAAGCTAGTTTAAATTTATTTCCTGATGTTTGTGTAAAATTATGTTTACCTTCTAGCAATTCTTTTTTGAAAGAGTTTGCTATTGCATTTGTTGTAATTGCCATTGTTAGCTCCTTTTAATTTCTTTTTATGGCGATGGAGAATCTAGTGGTATTCTAGTCACGCCATCACTGTAATCATCACGTCTTCTGTATCCTTTTTGTAAAATACTAAACGTTTTCAATTCCTCAGTATAACGGTTTTTGTAGAGATTGTACATATCCACGGGGCCTTTTAAGAATCCATAAGCTTCTGACATCACACCATAGAATAATAGGTTTTCAGCATAAGTGGATAGATACGTTGTTGTATTACTACTTGATAAGTGCTGAGGTGTTTTAATATAGTTAATTTGAACGGTGTATGTGCTTGCGGGCGCCGGAGCCACTAAAATATAAGTCGGATCCTCATCCCAATAAGCATAGTATTTAGGCACCCCAGTTGCTAATGTGGAGGTATCTGGAGAATATTCAGATATAAAAGTTTGGTCTCTTTTTTCTAAAAAGACTCTTGGAGTTCCTGATTGAGTAGAATCAAATACTTCAACAGATCTTAAATATAATAAATCACCGGGTAAATTTAAATAACGATTAGAGGCTACAAAAGTAGATGTAGAGTATTTTCTATCTACATCCATTCCATCTACAGATCTGGAAATTGCAAGTTCAGTGTCCGTAATAAATCCTTCAATAATTGCATCCGTTAAAACATTAGAATCAACTTCAGTATAATCTCTTACTTTTGTTAATAATTCAGAATAAGTTAATGCCATTATGATATCTCCACAGTTACTTTAGATAAATACATTGCTAAAGCGGGTTTAATGTTTCTAGCAGGTCTCATGCCATTTGACGAGAAGGCTGAATCACTTTGACCATCTTCAGGAAAAGCCGTTACCACCATATTTCCCCCACCAATTTGATCAGAGGGGAATCTTTGTGGTCTAACATTTCTTAAAGCTTGAGGATCCGCTCCATAAACTTTAGGTTCTAATTGAGGATGTTTAGGTTCATATTCAGAAATATGGACAAGTGAACCGTTCCATTCTTTAACCATTTCAGTATATGGAAAAGCTTGACCTGATCTATCAGATATTGCTAATGATCTTTTACCTTTTGCAAATGCTCCTGCCATTTAGTCCCTCGTTGGATAATAAGATGAAGGGGCTATAAAAACAGAAGTTCTCTGGCCGTCTTCATCTAATGCTCGTTTAAGTTCGTCTTCATAATAAAGTTTTAAAGCTTCTGTTCTTTGGGGTGAATATTTTAAAGATAAATAAAAAGCTAAACCTGAAATCATACAAGGTATAAATCTAAATGGAACATCGGCATTATTTCCATAAGCTCCTGCATCCTCAACTCGGTTAAGGGTGTAGTATTTTAAATGCGTGTAAGTAGAAGCATCGGGTGTTTGATATAAAGTAATAGTAGGTGTGGTTTGTCGGTCTACATAATATTGAGAAGGCTGTCCTTGATTACCTTTGTTAGGTAAAGCAGCATAAGTAGATCTATCAATTTTAGTTAATGAAACATCTGTGGTTGAAGATGTAATTCCAGAGGATGTTGAAATATAAGCTTCTAAAACATCATTTGTAGAAGTAGGAGTTGTGTATGTTGAAGTTCCTGCGGTTAGCGCTTGAGTTTGTAATTCTGTTTTCCAAAGATGAACTCCTCTATTTCCCCACTCGGAAAATAAAATGTTAAGTCCAACTCTAGCTTTTTTAAGATCGTATCCTGAATTTGTTTGTAGGCCACATCTTTCGTAAGCTTCTTCTACGATTTCGTCAATCGTAAGATCAAATGCTGTAGTACCGGATGTAGCCATTTAAACATAATCCTTTTTATTTTTTTGAAGCTTTTTTAGCCATGTATGCGCCTAACATAGCTTTCTTAGGTTTCATTGCCATTTTCTTTTTAGCCATTCCACCTTTTTTCATTTTACCCATTGCCATTTTTTTCTTAGGCTTTACTTTTGACATGTCCATATTAAAACACTCCTTTAAAGTTTGTTCCTTTGATAGCGATTCCGCCACCTTTCATTTTGTTTGCTTTTCCTCGTAAGATTTTAAAATCCTCACCAGAAATTTTTCCGTCTTTATTAGCGTCTAGTTTTTTTTGCTTACCTGCCAATCCGCCTTTTTTGTAACCTTTACCCATACCTCTTTCAACATTAGCTGGAGATTCTTCTCTTTTTTTAATTCCTTCTGCCATTGTATCAATAGCAGATCTTTTACCTGTTGCATCTCTAGCCTCTACCTTTTTTATAAATCGTAAAGCTTCTTTATCTTTTGAAGTAATTTTAGGTCCACCTTTTCCTCCTAAATTTTTAGCAAATGAATCCGCTTTTTTTTGATTAATCTGTTTTGCTCTTTCGGTTAATCTATCTTGAGCAATTTTTCTATATTTTTCTTCGGCCTTACCTGCCATGCCACCCTTTTTCATACCCGGTAATTTATCTTGTTTCATATATTCATCCTCTCCAAATCTTCCGATATCTTTATATTTTTTTCCTGACTTTTCGTAAGCTCGCTTACGTAATTTTTTCATTGTGTCTTTTAGTCCAGGCATTATAAATATCTCATTTTTGTTTGATTTATAATACCACCATCTTTCTTTTTTGCAAAGGTAGGCACATTCTTTGGTTTAGGGCCAGTATTTTGGGCTGAGCGTTTTCTGCTTACAGCAGAGGCCTTTTCTCCTTTTGTCATCCGTGTGGCTTTTGCAAGTGGGACACATTTTGGATACTTCCGGTTTGAAGAACTTGCAGATTTTCTTCCACATTCTTGATATTTTCCACCCTTTTTTCTTGCTCCAATATCTACCCATTTTTCTGAAAACCACTTAGTTAATCCTCCTTCTTTCATCTTAGGGACACAGTTTGGAACCATACGTCCATTCTTTTTCTTCATTCCTTTTTGAACGTATCCTTCCCAACATGATCCTCTTTTAGACATATTTATATTTTGTTGTATCAATCATTCCACCATCCTTTTTACCTTTTGGTCCCCAATCTTTTCTTTTCTTTCCGGATGGATCTTTTATTTTACCCGCACATATTTTTGACGCATAAGCGTTAGCATAGGCACTTGGATAGACCTTAAATTTTCTTTTAGCGGCAGCTTTACCTCTTGGACATAATTTAGTCATGTGGCTCCTGTTTAATTTTTTTACGATTATAAACCTTCTTTGAAACTACCACACGTGGCTTATATCGTCTAGTCCGTAGGGTTTTTGCTACTGGGTTTCTTTTTGACTCTACCATCTATCCCCCTATCTTTATCTGGCCAAACGCATTTTATAACGATTTTTCCTGTGTCAGACCAAATTACAATATCATGTCCATAAGATCTAGTGTGGATCCAATGTTTTTGATAGGTAGGTAAAGTTATTAAGGTTTCGTTTTTACTAGGCATATTTTATTATTTCCTGCTTCTAGTTGTTCAAATCCCCACAATGATAATAGTTTAGTTATCAGAGGCATATCATACTTTGGATAGTCATCAAATACAAAATGAGTTCTTGGAACAGAACGATGAGCAAACCATACAGCCTCTTGGATGACGTCTTTTGTCATATGAGGACCATCAAAATGCACAAAATGAAAAGGACCAAAGTCCCAGTTCTTATTCATAAATTCTACATCTGTCATGTGATATAAATCAAATTTATGATAATCCGAAATATCTTTTAAAAGTTGAACTCGCATTGATTCTGTATAGTCACAAGTATATGCAGGTGAGTTATCATAATGTTGGTATTTTAAATTACCGTATGGATCGATTCCGATATGTCGATCAGGATTAAGGTTATCCATAATAATTTTGGATCCTAAACCTTCTCTAACTCCTATCTCACAACTTAAAATATATTTATCTTGATTTAGTCTTACGAACTCTTTTGCCCATTTTGCGAGTAGATCGTACTCTGAGCTGTCTCCTCTTATCATTTCGTGCTCCTCTTAGTTTACCATCAACTTCTTTTGCAATTTGTGCTCTAGAAATTACCATGGCGAATATACGACCTTTCCTATATTAGATCTCGTTGCTGTCAAGGATTCTTTTCTGTTACCTTTGCCTACATAAGATACATGAACCCAACCACTGTGTGGTCCTTCTTCTTCTTTATAAAATTCTAAAATCAGTTGATCAAAATCTAAATTTTCTTTAATGTATTTTGCTAGGGCTTTGTTATCAACACCTATCACTTGTATGTCTGCGGCTTCGCCTTTTGCATGTTGTGAATGAATTGTGCTGCCAATAGCAATACATAATTCTGCTGATCTAAATCCTGATGATACAATCACAGGTGCATCATAATGATTACGAATGGGTTGTAAAATAGACTCACAAAGTCTTTTTAAATTTTCAATTTGACCAGCTGTTGGGTTATTATTTATACCATTACGAGAAGCCACTTGCGAGGCTGTCATTTCAGCTAATGAAAAATTAGTTGTTAGTTTCATAAGGAGTATTTAAAAGGGTTAGCTTCAACTTCTATTTTTATTTTAAATAATTTTATTAATTTCGCCATTCGCATTCTTCGTACTCTATATTATAGTCAAATTCTTGAAAAGAT